GAGGGGCGCAGCGGTGGGTGGAACCGCACCGCTAGTGGCTACGCCCTTCCTTTTGTATGCCCCGACGCTATTGTTCCACAGGGCCCATTGTCTAGTCTGAGTGCCGACTATGAGTATGTTGGCAAAGTCAAAAGTTCGGCGACGGCACGCACTACCCGGTTGAAATTGTCACCAATTGGACATTTGGATGAGTTCAAAGCGATGACTAGGGTTCCTGCCTCGTTAGGTATGCCTCCAGGTCCATCTCTTTTGGATATCTTTGTTACCGCAGCAAACGGTATGGCCCGGGTGGTTGAATACCCGGATTTCATCCTCGAGCAACGTGAAGCGATCAACTTCTCGGTCGAGCAGGCTTTTGAAGGTTTTGTACCGAGTTGGCCCATCCGGAAGCGCACCTTGGAGGAAGCCGCCCAGGGCATTGATCTTCCGGGTTTTAGGAGACTCAATCTGTCTAAGAGTCCTGGTAGGGGCTTTTGGCCACGCTCCAACGGCAAAAGAGATCTTTACTCTGTTGACGAGAAGGGAGTTGTCTCCCTCATTAGTGAACGCTATAGGCAAGTCTACACCCAAGTGGAGGCTGGTTGCCGTGAAGGGAAGAGGCCGCACTGGGAAGACTGCATTGTTGACATGGCACCCAAAGATGAGCTTCGTTCCTTGGCGAAGTTCAAAGCCGGGAAGACGCGTGTTATCTATATTTTCCCTCAGTTTGTTACCGACTTATGCCGGGCTTACTTTGGAGATTTTATTGCGCACGTGTATTGTAACCCGATTGTTACACCTAGTTGCGTTGGTATCAATGTTGATTCAACCGACTGGACTCAGTTGGGTGAACGCTTGGAACTTATAAGTTCCAGTGGTTTTGATGGAGATTTGGCTCAGGCTGAGTCTTGTGTTGAAGACGAAGCTAACCGTTGCTTTTTGGCATCTGTTGAGTCTTTTTATCGTACGTATGATCCGACGTACAATGAAGGGGATGCTCGTGCAAGGTCGACCCTCCTGGATATGTTGTCCACTCCTCATATCGCTATTGGCCCTTTTGTGTATAAGGCCCCTTGTGCTAATTGGAGTGGCAACGTTTTGACGACTATTAGGAACATTTTCCTAACAGTTCGTTTGAACAGGGTCGCGTTTCTCATGTCAGCCAGGGCTGTTGGGGCTCCAGCCACGATGACTGACTTTGCCATGATGGTGGCTGAAGCCAGTTTTGGTGATGACACGCTGGTTGTTGTTGATCCAGCTATCCAACACTGGTACAATTTCCGGTCAACCCACAAGGCTCTCAAGGAGTGTGGCATCAGTTACACTCCTGCTGATAAAGGGGATCCGGAACTGGCTCCAATTGTCCGACCCCTTACAGAATTGGAGTTCTTGAGCAGGAAGTTTGTTCACAACCGTGAGGTTGCCATGATACCTGATGTTAAGTGGATGGCTCTCCAAGATGACAAAGCGTTGTGGAAGACAGCTAAGTATGTCACGACCTG